GGGAGCAATGGCTGGGCCTGGTGCAACAGGCCATGGCCGACTGCGACCTGGTGTACGGCCTGCCGGAGCGCGGCTACCTGTACGACATCAACAAGGTGGAATGGCGGTGGACGGCGCGGCTGTACGGCCCCCTGGAGGGTGAGGACGATGGCACGGCTGACGATTGACTACGGCGGCTTTGACAGGATCGAGGCGTCGTTCGACGGCATGAGCCGGGGCGGCATCCGCAGGATCGTGGAGGCTGGCGCGGCGGCAGCCGCCGAGGAGATGCGCAAGGCCATCGTGGAGGCGCGCCACGTGCGCACCGGCAGCATGCGGGACAGCGTGCGCGCCGGGGACTACCACGAGACCCTGGGCGGCGGCTACATGAGCGTCTATCCCCAGGGCGAGGACCGGCACGGCGTGTCCAACACCGTGAAGGCCTATGTGATCAACTATGGCCGGGGCCGGAAGAAGAGGACCGCCCGGATGGGCGACAGGTTCATCACGGACAGAGAGGACAAGACCGAGGCGATCGTCACCGCGGCCATGCAGGCCGAGGCGGACCGCCTCATCGACGAAGCGAACCGATAAACGGAGGAATGATAAATGGCAAGAATCGGACTGAAGGGGCTGACCTACGCGCCGATCACCGGCGGCGGCGACGGCTCGGCGGTCACCTACGGCGCGGGCAAGGCCCGCACCGGCCTGATGATGAAGGCGGATGTCACGATCGAGCGCGAGGACGTGAAGCAGTACGGCGACAACGCCATGCAGGAGCACGCCAACGGCGTGACCGGCGGCACGATCGGGCTGGAGCTGACGCGCCTGTCCGACGAGGACAAGACCGGGCTGCTGGGCTACATCAGCGAGACCGGCAACATCCTGAAGGTGGTGGACGCCGACGCGCCCTACGTGGGCTTCGGCTACATCACCAAGGAGATCGCCAACGGCGTGGCCAGCTACATCGGCTACTGGTATCACAAGGTACAGTTTGGCATGGACAGCGACAGCGCCGAGACCAAGGGCGAGAACAGCGCGTTCCAGAGCGTGAACCTGACCGGCGCGATCATGGGCGTGCAGCTGACGTCCGGCGGCCCGATGGAGTACTACATGACCAAGAGCGACCCGACCGAGACCGCGATCCGGAGCTGGCTGAACGGCCTGGCGGGCGTCCAGTAAAGACGACGACCTGACAGACGGGGAGGAACTATCCTCCCCGATTTTTGCGATAAAAAGGAGAAAGGCCCCATGGTGAAGACGACGATCAACGGGAAGACCTACGGGCTGCGCTTCGACCTGGAGGCGCTGGAGAGGATCGAGGAGGAGTACGGCAGCCTGAAGGAGATGTTCGCGCTGCTACAGAGCGGCAAGGGACAGGTGAAGCTGATGAAAAGGCTGTTCCTGATCATGGCCAACGCCCAGCGGGGCTATGAGGGGAAGCCCGAGGACATCGGCGAGGAGGCGCTGAAGCACGCGCGCCTGACGGTGCTGGCGGACATCCGCGCGGCCCTGGACGAGGGCATGAAGACCGAGACCATGAACGGCGGGGAGGCCGACGACGACGTGCACGACGGCTACCTGGAGGAGATCGAGAGGGACGAAAAAAACGCCTGAACGCCCGCGGGATGCGCGCGCGGGAGTACTACAGCTGCGCGCTGATCGCGGGCATCGGGCTTTCGGAGGCCCGGCACACCCTGCCGGGCTGGATATTGGACATGTACAAGCTGCGGATCGAGTACGACGCCCGGATGATGGGCGCGAAGATCCTGCGGCGGACAGGGCTGCTGTGAGGTGATTGAGGCATGGCCACTAAGGAGATCAAACATAAGATCGAGTTGCTCGGCGAAAAGGAATACAACAACGCGCTGCGCGAGGCGAACCGGAACCTGCGCACGCTGCGGAGCGAGCTGAAGGCCGAGACCGCCGAGCTGGGGGCGAACGCCACGGCCCAGCAGAAGAACGAGGCCAGGTCCAAGAGCCTGCAGAAGCAGATCAAGGAACAGGAAGAGATCGTCAAGACCCTGCGCCAGGCGCTGGAGGAGGCCAAGAAGGACTACGGCGACAACGAGGACGTGGTCGCCAAGTGGGAGACGAAGCTGAACGAGGCCCGGGCCACCCTGGGCAACATGAAGAACGAGCTGGACGGGCTGGGCCAGGCCTACGAGGGCGTAAACGAGAGCACCGAGATGGGCATCGTGGCCACCAAGAGCTTCGCCGACAGCGTGGCCAGCATCGCCAGCGTGGGCGACAGCGTGAGCAGTGCCATCGAGGACATATTCACCGGGCTGATCGACCGAGTGAGTGACGTGGTGGTAGAGCTGTGGGACCTGATCGGCGAGACGGCGGCCAAGGCCAACAGCTGGGCGGACATCGCCGGCTTCTGGAACACCGACACGGCGAACGTGGAAAAGTGGGCGCGGGCCGTCGAGGCCAGCGGCAACAGCTTTTCGGACTTCGAGACCATCGTGTCCAGGATCAACCTGGGCGGCAAGGGCAAGCAGATCGCCGAGATGCTGGGCATCAGCGACGCGAACTACGAGGACCAGTGGTCTTACGCCATCGCCGTGATGGACCGCATCGCCGAGCTGCAGGGCAAGGGCACCCTGCCGGATGACTTTTGGGAGACCGTGTTCGGCGAGAAGAAGGCCACCAAGGCCATGGACATCGTGAACGACTGGGCGACCGTGCAGGAGGGCCTGGAGCGCTACGACGCCGACAAGGGCGGCTTCGGAATGGGCTCCGAAGCGCTGGAAACGATGTCGAAACTCCACGAGCAGATCAGCACGGTGGAGCAGGACTGGCAGGCCATCAAGGACAAGGTGGCGTCGGGCTTTGGCACGATCACCGGCGACCTGCTGTTCAACGTGTCCGGCGGCCTGGAGGCCATCAACGACATACTCAACGCCGAGACCGAGGCCGAGCGGGAAGAGGCCGTCAAGAAGCTGGAGCAGAACGTGAGCGAGCTGTTCCAGAAGGTGGCGGACGCCATCCGGGCGGGCATCGAGATCCTGGGCGATGTGGGCGAGGAACTGGCGGGCAGCGACGACCCCATCGTGTCGGCCATCGGAAAGATCCTGAAGGGCATTACCGACGCGCTGGAGTGGATGGTGAAGAACCAAGGCAGAGTAAAGGTGGCGCTGGAGGCTATTTTCGGCGCGTGGCTGATCGGGCGGCTGTCGTCGATCGCCGGGAAGCTGACCTCGATCATCGCCCAGATCAACCTGATCAAGGCCTTCAACGCCGGGGACGCACTGTCCGGCGCTGCCGGGGCCGCCGGGAACGCATCCGGGGCTTCGAGCGCGGCAGGCGCGGCCGGCACAGGGGCATCCATTGGCGGCTTTGCGGGCGTGGCCGCCCTGGCCGGCCTGGGCTTCCTGTTCAGCAAGGGCGTGCAGTACCGGCAGCAGTACGGCCAGCGGGGCAGCGTGGAGGCCATCGAAAAGGGCGCCGAGGGCAACGACGACCTGCAGGAGGCGTTCACCGAGTTCATCGACAGCCAGGCGGCCCTGGAGGAGGCCATGATGAACGTGGGAACCGTCTCCGACGAGGAGGCGGAACGCCTTGCCGCGCAGGCGGATGAGGCCTCGAAGCGGCTGTACTCCTTCGACGAGGCAGGGAACCTGATGCACCTGTATTCGGACTGGCGGCAGGAGCACGGCTACGGCAACATGGATTGGATCATGCCGGACAACATGTTCGGCACGACCCCGGGCACCATCGTCGACGATACGCTGGACACCGATGTGAAGAGCATGGAATCCACGGTCAGCGTAAAACTGGATGACATCAAGGATGCCGTGGTCCGTTCGGCCAGGGAAAACGCGAGAGCCTACGCCGGCATGACGGTCACCCTGGACGGGGCGGTGGTGGGCAGATTGATAACGCCATACGTCAGCGGCGGCATCGCGCGGATGGTGACGCAATGAGGTGATTGAATGCAGTTGATGAGGCGTGTGCAGCTGGGCGACCAGCAGCTGGACGAGCTGGACAGCCGGATCATCATCACCGGCGTGGAGGAGGACGCGGCGCGGCTGAACTATTCGGCGGTGTCCCGCTTCGGCGCGCCGGGGCAGCGGGTGACCAGCATGCACCGGGACACGCTGGACGTGACCGTGAAGTTCGCGCTGCGCATCAAGAAGAACGACCTGGTGGCCCGGAGCGAGCTGTTTGAAAAGGTGGCCGGGTGGGCCATGGGCGGCGGCTGGCTGCGGCTGAACTACAGGCCGAACCGGCGGCTGCGGGTGGTGTGCGTGACGCTGCCGGCGGCGGGGGACCAGGTGGCCTGGGACACGGAATACGAGATCACCTTTCGGGCCTACGGCGTGCCCTACTGGCAGCAGAGCACGCCGACGACGCTGACGGTGAACAGCGCGAAGGCGCTGAACCGGGTCATGGAGATCCCCGGCACGGCGGACAGCGTGATGAATGTGGAGTTTCAGAACATCAGCGGCATGGAGATCAGCACGCTGACCGTGGGCACGGACGGCGGCAGCTTCAGCTTCAAGTCGCTGGGGCTGAAGGCGGACGAGGCGCTGGTGATCGACCACACCGCCGAGGGGCTGCTGCGGATACGCATCCGGGCGGCGTCGGGCGGCTATCGCAGCGCGCTGGCGAAGCGGACCGAGGAGAGCACCGACGACCTGGTGGTGCGCCCGGGCGCGGCCACGGTGAAGCTGACCGCACAACGCGCCGGGAAGGTGACGCTGAGCTGTTACGGGAGGTATGTGTAGATGATCCTGCTGAAGGGCATGAGCCTGGAGCCGGAGGTCAGGTTCACGCCTGAGACCATGAGCCTGAACCTGGTGGACAGCGGCATCAGCACGGCGAGCATGACGCTGGGCCCGGAGGCGCCGGAGATCGCCCTGCGCGACTGGCTGAAGGACGACACCGCGCCCGGCAAGGGCATCGTGTGGCGGGTGAGCAGCATCAGCACCGACTACGCGACGAAAACCCGCACCGTGCAGCTGGAGCACATCGCGGCCACGCTGCGGGACGGGCTGATCTTCGGCAACAAGGACGCCGGCGACATCGCCGGGAAGAAGGCCGAAAAGGTGAGCGCCAAGGCCGCCGTGCAGTACGTGCTGGGGAAACAGAAGACCTGGACGCTGGGCAGCTTTGAATACAGCAGGTCGCTGCCGTACAGTTTCAACAATCTGACCCACTATGCCGCCATCGAGAGCGTGTGCAGCACGCTGGAGGACAGCCGCTGGGAATACGACCTGAGCGCGCTGCCGTTCAAGTTGAGCATCGTGAAGAAGGACAGCGGCAACGTGGGCACCGAGCTGCGGGCGGGCAGGAACCTGCAGACCATCAGCCGCACGGTGGACATGAGCGGCATGTATACCCGGTTTTACCCAGTGGGGGCAAGGAACATACACATCAGCGGCGGCTATGTGAGCAAGAACGAGGACGTGTACGGCGTCATCTCCCACACCGAGACGGACCAGAGCAAGACCAACAAGGACATGCTGAAGGAGTGGGCCCTGCACCGCCTGCGGCGGCACTGCGAGCCCACGGTGACCATCGCCATCAAGGGGCTGGACCTGAGCCAGGCCACCGGCGAGGCGCTGGACGGCCTGACCCTGGGCCGGGTGTGCCGGGTGCCGCTGCCGGAGTTCGGCACCACGATCGCCCAGTACATCATCCGGCTGAGCTGGGGCGACAAGATCAAGGCGCCGGAGGACGTGACGATCACGCTGTCCAACCACAGAACCGACGCCACGTCGAGCCTGTCGCAGATGCTGAAGCAGATGTCCGCCTCCCACGGGGCAAACGCCGGGGGCGGCGCGGCGGCCGCCGAGGAGGACCACGCCTGGATCGTGGACACCACCGACAAGGTGGGCCTGGTGGCGGAGTCCATCATCGGGCGGGACCCGAACGGCGGCGAGGTGGACTGGAGCCGGGTGAGCGAGATCATCGTGGACGGCGAGGGCATCCACCAGCGGGTGACCGCCACCGAGGGCGAACTGGTGGTGGCGGAGACCCGCATCGAGATGAACGAGAACAGCATCCGCCTGGAGGCCGAGCGCGCCATGGGCGAGGAGGGCAAGCTGTCCAGCCGCCTGACCATAGCCGCCGAAGCCATCACCGCCGAGGTGACCCGGGCGACGGAGGCCGAGGGCGCGCTGTCCGGGCGGCTGACGGTGACCGCCGAGGCCATCACGGCGGAGGTGACCCGGGCGACGGAGGCCGAAGGCGCGCTGTCCGGGCGGTTGACGGTGACCGCCAACGCCATCACCGCCGAGGTGACCCGGGCGACGGAGGCCGAGGGGGCGCTGTCCGGACGCCTGACGGTGGCCGCCAACGCCATCACCGCCGAGGTGACCCGGGCGACCGAGGCCGAGGGCACGCTGAGCACGAACATCACCCAGACCGCCGAGAAGGTGGGGATCATCGCCACCGACAAGGAGATCGAGGATTTCAGGAAGCAGGGCGGCACGGGCTCGATGCTGTCCGTGACGAAGGACAGCATCACGTCGGCGGTGGGCCGGATCAGCGTGGCGGAAGGAGAGATCAGCGCCATCGAGGGCTCGGCGCTGTGGGAGAACCGGAACGGCATCACCGCCGTGGCCGGGAAGATGCACGTGACCAACGCCGGCGACCTGATCGTCAACGAGGGCGCGCAGCTGAAGGTGTACTCCGACGGCAACCTGCACAGCATCAGCCAGCTGGCGGGCAAGGTGACCGTGACGAACGCCGGAAACGTGAAGGTACAGGGCGCCTCGCTGTATGTGACGGACGACAGCGGCAAGAGCAGCAATGTGACGGCGGTGGCAGGGAAGATGCACGTGACCTCCGACGGCGATCTGATCGTCAACGAGGGCGCGCAGCTGAAGGTGTACTCCGACGGCAACCTGCACAGCATCAGCCAGCTGGCGGGCAAGGTGACCGTGACGAACGCCGGAAACGTGAAGGTACAGGGCGCCTCGCTCTATGTGACGGACGACAGCGGCAAGAGCAGCAACGTGACGGCGGTGGCCGGCAAGTTCACCGTGACGGAAAAAGGCAACGTGATCCTGGAGGACGGCTCCGGGCTGTATGTGAACCGGAACGGCACCAACATCCAGGTGGTGGACAAGGGCAACGTGATCACGTCCATCCGGGCCTCCGCCGAGGGCGTGAAGATCCAGGCCGCCAAGGTGGACCTGGGGGACTACGCGACGGTGACCAGCCTGGACGCGACAAACGCCGATATACAAAACCTGAAAAACGGCTCCACTGCCGCGACGCTGCTGCAAACGAAGAATTTGACGGTACAGGCCGGAGGGACATTTACCTTCAAGGGAAAGGTGTTCAACTCGTCCAGCATCACCTACGTGAGCAGCGTGTCCCTTACGAAGCCGTCGGCGGAATGGAGTACATCGCACTGGTTCATCTATTCATCCGGCCGGGGCAGTACTGACCCCTACGGTGTAGCCGAGGGACGGCTGAATCAGAGCTTCAGCGCAGGCAGTCTGTCAGTTTCGACCAAGACCAAATACTTTCTTGTGGAGGAATAATAAATGGACAAGTTCGACATGATCAGCAGCATCATCATCAAGGTGGACAAGCTGATGGACGCCAAGGGCATCGAGAAGGCGACGCTGGGCATTGAGATCGTGCAGCTGCTGAACACCCTGGCCAAGGGCTTGGGGGATGAGGACAAGGCCCACGCGGCGGAGAAGAAGCTGCTGGAGGACCAGCTGAAGCCGGTACCGCCGAAGGACGGGTGCACCCGGGTGGGCGGCGAGACCATCACCTACGACCTGGAGCCCGAGAATCTGAAGGAATTGGAGGCGGGGAGAGATGGCGCGGACGATGACGCTGAATGACGGCACGGTTCTGGAGGTGCGCAGCTGCGGCGGCGACGACGAACTGCTGAGCTTTGCGGCGCAAGGCGACCACACCATGCCGGAGATGGCGCTGCTGCTGTCCAGGCCGGAGGCGACCGGGCACATCACGGTGAAGGGCGTGGAGCTGGTGGACACCTACGACGGCTTCACGGAGCTGGTGCTGCTGAGCTCGATCGCGTACCCGGGCTGCATCTACGTGACGATGAGGAAGGGGGGCGCGTAACGTGTTTTCGGTGGACGAAGCGACGGGAAACATCCAGCTGAGCGTGGGGGACACGGCGTCCTTCAGCATAACGGCGACGGGATACACCTTCGCGGCGGAGGACCGGGCGCTGTTCACGGTGAAGGACCCCAGCGGCGAGGTGGTGCTGGAGCGGGCCTATCCGCTGGCGGAGGAGGAACCGGGAAACGGGGTGTTCATCGTGCAGCTGGCCAACGCGGACACGGACTATCTGCAGCCGGGGGGCTACAGCTGGGACGTGCGCTACGTGCTGCACCCATATTATGACGAGGCAGGCCGCATCGTGAGCGGCGACCAGGTGATCACGCCGAAGGCAGCGCTGACGCTGACGCTGCTGCCGGTGGTCGGGGAGGTATAAAAATGGCTGACAACATTCCGAACATCGACTTCAACGTGGCCCCGGGCGAGACCGTGGCGGTGCCCGTGGACGCCACGCTGTCCATTTCCGGGCAGGCGGCGGACGCCAAGGCCGTGGGCGACGCCCTGGCGAACAAGGCGGACAAGAGCGAGCTGGCCCGGTCCATCCACGTGAACGGCCAGGGGGCGGACCTGCAGGGCGAGATCATACTGACCGCCGAGCACGTGCCCATGGACGAGAACGAGACCGTCACCGTGGCCGAGGAAGTGGAGGCGCTGAAAAGCAGGACCGGCGCGGACATCCCGGTGAACGGGGAGGACGGCGCGATCAGCATCGAGGCCGCGCTGAACGCGGCATCGTCGGGCGTGACGGTGCAGGGCGGCGCGGCCGTGATGGCGGGCACGGTGACCGACGACAGCGGCAGCGTGAACAGCCTGGAGATCTCCGGGAGGTCGCTGCCGCTGCGGGACGACGGCGCCGTGCGGAGCGTGAACGGCATCGCCGGGGACAGCGCCGGGAACGTGCGCATCACCAACGTGGAAACTGCAAACAACCTGGTGGCGGACGACGCCCAGAGCAACGTGGCGGCCTTCGTGCTGCGCACCAGCGGCGGCGGCACCGCCATAGCGAACGGCAGGGCGTGGCTGAACCAGGTGCGCGGCGCGATGGAGCACACCGGCGTGGTGGAGGAGCGGATCGACATGACCGTGGAGCCCGCGGCCCGGGAGGCGGGACAGCAGGCCATCACCGCGACGATAGACCGGGCGGCGTTCCGGGCGGCGGTGACGGAGAGCGGCACCATAGCGCTGGTGTACGGCACGCAGGACTGGAGCGAGGACCCCGCGTCCATGGGCATCACCGTGAGCGGCACGCCGGTGGAGGGGGACAGGATCACGGTGGAATACGACAAGGCGGACCGGGGCCTGATCACCCCGGCGACGCCGACGTCGTTCCGCTCCACCGGGTGGAACCTGTACAGCCACGCCAGGGGCTATGCGCGGGTGGTGAGGTACTCGGAGATCTACGGCTTCCGGGTGGCGGGCGCCTACACCAGCCTGACGTACAGCGAGACAGAGACCGGCGCGCGGCAGACGATCACGCCGGTGGACGGAGCGTTCAACGTGCCCGGAGACGGCTATGTGTGGGTGGCCGGCGGCAACGCCAGCACGACCGCCATTTACATGACCTGGAGCGACTGGACGGACGGTTACGAGGGCAGCTTTGCGGCATACACCGAGAGCGCGATCAGCCTGGCCACGATCATGGCCGAGCACTTCCCGGACGGGCTGCTGGCCGTGGGCGGCGTGGCGGACGTGATCGACCTGGACCTGAAGACCGCCACCATCGCCATCGAGCGGCTGGACTACAGCGAGGAGACCATCGCCCAACTGGAGGCCGCCGGGCGGGCCTATGAGGCGGACACCGACTACATATACGCGGTGCTGGAGGAGCCGGTGACCGTGACGGACATCGGCGTGAGCAACCAGTTCACCGTGAACGACCACGGCATGGAATACGTGACCGGGACCACGGTGGCGCCGGTGTTGATGCTGCTGTACGGCCAGAACCTGCGGGACAAGCTGCGGATGGACGTGGTGACCATCAGCCAGCAGACGCTGTCGAGCGCCCAGCAGGCGCAGGTGCGGACGAATCTCGGAATCACCCCGGCGAACATCGGCGCGCTGCCCGCAAGCGGCGGCCAGATGACCGGCAACATCACTGTCAACAAAGACGGTAGCGGGGTGTTTTTGCGGCGCACAGACGGCAGCACCAAGGGTGTGGACATCTATACGAGCGCATCCGAGGGCGGCAAGGTTAAGTTGTACTCGGCGAACGGCGTCAACGTATACTGGCTGGATGTGCAACCTGACAACGGTACGTCGTTTAGGCTGTGCCGCGAAACATTAGACAGTAGCTTGTCACTCGGTACTATTTTTAGAATCACTCAGGCGGGCGATGTGATTCCATATGGTAATGTTAATATGGGGCAGAATAGCTCCGGTTCCGGGAAGAAGCTGATATGGACTACACCGGACAATACAAAGTTCGAAATACGTCCGTATAACAACTTATTTCAAATAGTAAGAACTCCGTCAGGAGGCAGCGGGAGCAATGTTCTTGGATTCAATTCTGACGGCACGGTCTTAATTGAAAATCCTGCGAATTGGCGAAAAAGTCTGGGGATTCAGTCGGGCGCGTTCACGGTGGAATCCACGAGCGGCGGCACCTATACGGACACCGATGTCACATTCCCCGCAACGTTCGCATCCGTGCCCATCGTGGTGGTCGGGTTCCGCACCGCCTCCACGGCGGCGGCGTTCGGGCACTGTTCGTGCGCAGTGGTCAGCGGGTCGATCACGACCACAGGCTGCACGATTCGCTTTTACAACGGCGACACGTCACCCAGAATCCCGGAGATCACATGGGTCGCCATAGCGCGCTGATAACCCCATAAGGAGGGCATACCATGGCCATTGACTTCAAGAAGTACATCATGAGCACGGGCACGCACTACATCGCCAACTCCGGCAGCGACGAGAACAAGAAGTACCACGGCGGCAAGGCGGGGGACCAGACCGGCCACGAGTGGGAGCTGAAGGGCTGGTACAGCCGCCCCTGGACCGTGGTGCTGCGCTGGCCCGACCCTGCCGTGGGGTTGAAGATCGCCCAGTTGGGCATCGCGGCGGCACTGAACAACAAGATCGGCTATGATCAGTACCAGCGCAAAAGCTACTGGACGCAGCTTGAAAAGGCGGGCTACGACCCGTCGAAGATCACCACAGCCTGCGAGGAGGATTGCACGGCGGGCGTGACCGCCAACTGCAAGGCGGCGGGGTATCTCATGGGCATCAAGGCGCTGCAGGACCTGCCCATGGACACCTACAGCGGGAACATGAAGTCCCGGTTCGTCCGGGCGGGCTTCGTGGCCCTGACGGAGAAGAAGTACCTGACCAGCGCGTCCTACCTGCTCCCCGGCGACGTGCTGCTGTACGAGAGCCACCACGGGGCGACCAACATCACCTACGGCAGGAGCGTGCGGCCCAAGGTCGCGCCGGTGCTTGCGCCCATCAGCGGCGGGACGGCGAACGTGCCCGCTGAACCCGAAGGGCTTCACAGGGGCGACGAGGGCAGCGCGGTGCGGAAAATGCAGGAGGCCCTCCTGCTGTGGTACGCCGACGCTCTGCCGCTCTACGGCGCGGACGGGGACTTCGGCAGCGAGACCGAGATGGCCGTCAAGGCGTTCCAGCAGGACGCAGGGCTGCCCGTCACCGGCATCTATGATGAGGCCACCCGCAAGGCGTTGACCTCCATCGGCAAGGCCCAGAAGGTGGAGATCACTGCCGGCTTGAACGTGCGCACCGCGCCGGGGACTACCGGCACGAAGATCCTGGGCGTGGTCCACAAGGGCGACACGCTGCCCTATGGCGGCGAGACCCGACAGGTGGACG